CACCAATTGATTTTCCTTGGTCAGACGGGATTTGTACAATTTACAATGGATAATACTGCCTACTACATCACCTTCTGCATTCTTCTCTTTCTTTTTGGAGAGAAATACGACTGTTGATGCAGCATACTTCAAGCCGCTATTATGACTAACCAATCCATTAGAAAGAATGTAGTGATGCTCTCCTTCGACCGTGACATCATATACTGGTTGGGTTTTGATTTTACGAATGCTTTTTACAATTTTCGCCATGCCATCTCCTATACATTGGGTAAGTTATTGATTTTTTGCACCATTCACACTCGACTATTTTGTGTTTTTTCCCGAAGCGGGGGGACTTCTCTCCTATTCGCAGAGAAGCCAATTCGCTCAATCTGTTTTTTGTTTCTTCTGAATGCGTTTTTCCATAGAACGCATTCTTCTCTCCCTTACTCAGTTCCGATAATAGTTTTTTATACGCAGGATTGTTGACCGCATTGAGATGCGTTTCTCTGTTTTTGAGGTCAGACATCGGATTATCCGCACCAAAATGCCCCTTACCATAAAATGGATTATTTTCTTTAGAAATATAATCAGACACCATTCTTCGAATCTGCTCAAATTGATGGGAATTGCACCTGTGCTTGTCTCCATTTGAATGTATTGTCTTCATTCGAATAAGAGCAAACGACATCTTCCTTTTGTCTTTTGGGAGATCTACCATATGAAAAAGAAGTTTATGGCACACAAAATGCTCTCTTGGGGTCAATTTTACAATATTATCTGCTGTATTTGATCCGCCCATACATTTAGGAATGATGTGATGCTTTTCCATAAAGCAATCCCGACACATCATCTTTCTTGAGTTTATGATTGAAAAATACCATTTGGTGTATTTGGAGTTGTTGAACATAGGGGTTCCTTTGCCATATGTATACTTGAGTCCATCTCCACCAATGCAAATCCTTCAATAATGTCCTTTGCTGCTATCCAAACATAGCCATCATCTGATTCGACCATGAATTTATGTTCTGCGGAACACTTGACAACAGATCCGTCCTCAAACTCTATTTCATATAATTCCTTGTCATCAAATTGAAATGTATCCACCACACTACGATATCCAAACAGGGTTAATACATCATCACCGATTGCCAATTGGTCTATTGGCACTAATCCATTTTTTGTACAAACTTCTGTTCCTGCAACAAGACACCCACCACTCATTTCTGCCGTTGGAAACAAACTCATTGTTTGGTAAGTATGATTAGTCATAATCATAGGAATATTTGCTTTGCCCAATTTTAGGGTAAGGGTACGAAAAGTTGCCTTCACCACCTGTGCTCTCGTCATATCTCGGGTGTCCTTGCCTTCTGCTGTGTCACGCATTTCCTTGCTTGTCGAAAGCATTCCCAACGAATCAAGGACAATCATAACAGGCTTGCGCTTGGCTTCGGGTTCTTCCAAAATCTTATCAACAATACAGATTGCCTGATGTCGGAAATCTTCAATTGTGGCGACAGGGAAAACGGCAACTCTCTTCGGATCCACACCACGATCAGTAAACATACCCGATGTCACGGCTTGCTCTGAATCAAAGTAGAGAACTACCCCCTCTGCATTGTCTTGCAGAAACTTCGACACGATGCCAAGGGCGAAATAGGTCTTACCCGTTGCAGACTCCCCTGCCAACGCAAGAATCTTGTTGCTTGCGATGCCTCCATACAGGCTACCCGAAAGCAAGGCATTGAACGCATAACTTCCTGTATCCACGAAGCCATTCACATCTGCCTCGACTCCATCGTCCACCACACTCGCATATTTGTTTCCAGAGTTCTTGATGATAGAATCTAAAAATGCCATATTATACCTCTTTCTTCATTCTTTCCAAGTCAGAAATAAGTTGATTATTGTTTTCCACAGCACTAATTATTTGACGAACAACTTCCATTCCCATGTACTTTGACTTGAGAACTGATGTGTGTTCATCACGAAGCCTCCTGCCCTTCTCTTGAAGAAGGGACAGGAGGTATTCGATTTGCATCGGGTTTAGTTGAGTAATTTCCATTTAGTCTGCAAGATGGAGTTTATTTGCAATATTTCCCATTCCAGCACCACTAATGAGTCCGCCGCTTGGAGCAATAATCTTGGAGAAAGCCTTCTCAAATTCCGCCTTCAACCGATCTTCTGCGTCAATGGTAAACGCAATAATCTTTTCTGGAAGCAACAGACCTTCATCTGGATACTTTGCATATGCAAGCCACGGAATCATCTGCATATTCTGTAGACTTACAGGCACAAGCAGTAGTGCCTTGTTGACAAGCCAACCACCATCGGATGGTGTTGCCTCACAAATAAGTTCTTCTCCAGTAGTCAAACGAACAATCTTTACATTATCTTTAGCCATAGTATTTCCTTTCATGGTGTTAGTAGTATGTAGGTGGTTCAATCACAAAACAGCGAGTCAAGTGTATTAGTTTTTTCGGTTTGCCATCCGATGCAATCCAAGATAGCCTTGAGCGGGTCAAGATATGACTTATCAAATTGAGTATTAAAGTCAATGTATTTAGCCAAGCCAAACTCAGAGGGAATGCTGCTCATAAATGCAATAACATTCTCACCAATTGGATTAGGCATTTTCAAGTATATGAACTTGATCTTGTCGCCTTCATTAATGATTGGATACTTTTTGTCCATCTTTTTGTTGCGAAGGTGGTGATTATAAACCAAGGAACCACGCACAGCAATGGGGGTAGACTTTCTGAAAATAGTGGTTGGATCATGGTAATCCTTTAGACCATTACAAGAACGAGGATAACTGATATCTTCGGGTCTTTGAGCCTTGAATTTATTCTTGAAATCAGAAATATAACTGATGATTTCCTCTTGTGTTCCATTCATAATAATCGAAATGCTATCAGTAAGGGCAGCCCGTACAACACGGGGAGTAGAAGAACGACTGGTTTCAATACCCATGATCTTCATCTCAGGCTTCTTTAGAACAACTCCATCCTCACCAATCATAACATTAAGCATATACCGCTTTTTAGCAGTCCAAATGCCCTTGTTTGCAATAGCCTCCCGCTTCATGTGCATCTTGTTCTCGTATGCATTCATCTTGCGGGACAGTTCATCGTATTTCTTGTCAATGAAAGGTTGAACAAGTTCTTGGGAAACCTTCTCAAGATACTTTGCAATCTTGGAATCATCGGTTTCATTCGGCATTACACGCTGTACAAGATTCTCTAAGCGAAGGTAAATGGAGTCAGTATCGCTTGCTACGACATAATCATAGTTACCCGTCTTGAATGATGCATTGAGAAATCCATTCAACTGTTCTTCAATCCAACGAATGGAAAGTTGACCAGACACCGTAATGGCTTCAGCCAAATCTAAATCATAATAGCGAAAATATTCGTTGCCTATAGCACCGAATGCAGAATTCAATTGAATCTTACGACATAATTGAAAGTTGTGGAACTTAGAGATATCATTCTCTAACTGACGCTTCTCTGTCTTGGAGAGAGTATCTTTTTGTTCCTTTAGCCTACGCTTACACTCAAGCATCTTTTCCTTGAATACCTTACGCTCCTGATACATTGTATCCATCAGAGCAGGCAGGAATCCTCGGATATCCTTTACAAACGAAACACCGTTTGCAGCCGTGCTATATTCATCGGCTTGATATGCTCCTGACTTGAGTGATTGCAACAAATCATCAATAGGGATGCGCTTCTTTTCCTTGCCCTTGACCTTTGTCTCAGGTGAAATATTAAATTGCATTATTAAATGTGGATAGAGTGAATCCAAGTCGAAAGATACAACCCATTTATGCATTCCAATAATAGGATCTTTGACATAAGCACCAGCAAACTGCTCAGACTTGTCTTCATCTTTCTTTGGTGGAATGACGATCTTCTGTTCATTCAGATGGTGATAGATGATTGAATCCCAAGTACGAACTTGAGAGAAAACTTCGGAGAAGTTCACCTTGGCTGAATATGCAAGAGTAACAGCAAGTTCAAGTAGTTTAAGTTTTTCCTCAAGTCTCTCGACAAGAAAAACATCCTTAATATTATATTCAACAAATGCTTGAAAGTTTTGCTTGTAGAAATCAGACATTTTGTCGTATTCTGCATACGAAGCCTTGCGCTCTCCCAACTCTACAAATGCAATATTATCCAACTTATAAGATTCTTGATTTACAAAGGTAAACTTCTTGTACAGATCAAGATAATCAAGTGATGTAACACCAACAATATCAAACACCTCGTACATCTTTCCCTTCATGGAGATATTACGGGTCTTTACATCATTCCAAGGGGACAAACGCTTTACAGCATCCTCCCCCATGCGATTGCCGATTCGGTTCACAAGATATGGAATATCGAAGAGTTGGGTATTCCAACCTGTGACGATATCATAATCCTCGGATCGCCAAAAGTCGATGAATGCCTGTAACATTTCATCTTCGTTGTCGTATTCATATAACTTTACATTCTTCTGATGTGGAACAGCCTTGCCTAATGCAAAGCAGTGGTAAATGCCGCCGCAACCAATGGTGATTACGATGACTTTTTCTTCCGCCCGATTTGGATCAGGGAAGCCATTTTCGCATTCAGTCTCAATATCAAGAAAAGCAACCTTCAAGTTCCTGAAATTATAGTCAATTTCCTTGAAATTTTCTCCAATGAACTGTGCAATATAGTCGGTATTTCCATGAATAGAAAATCCCCCAACACCTTTGTATTGGTTTATAAACTCACGGCAATCCATGATGGTTCCTGGTTGTACAGGTTCCACAGGAATACCATCAAGCGTCTTCCAATTGGAAGCCTTGTTTGCCTTTACAAAGAGTGTTGGTCGGAAATTAGGATCAGCCTGTTGAATACGCCGCTTTCTGCCACCTTCAGTAGCATAGCCACGATACAGGATACGATTCCCACGAACACCGACATTTGTATACTGTTCCAATTAGTCCCTTTCTACGCCAGCGATCCACTTTTCATTGATGATATGCATACCTTCGACTTCATCGCCTTTGAACTCCTTGGAGTCCCAATACACCGTATCTCCAGGCTTGATGTCTTCGGTTAGGGCATCACCAATATCAACCACAGTACTCTTGACATAGCGTCCTGTGTACACATCAGTAAAGATGATACCAGATTCCGTGGTTGCTTCCTTCTTCTTTTCCGTAGTTACAGAAATAAACTTACCGATAGGCTTGAACTTTTCTTTTTCTTCAACTTTCTTTTTCATTTTTATCTCCAATAAATTCATGTGAATAACATAGACGATCTGCGTGTTTCATTTGGTAAGAACCTTCAATCTTAGAGATTCTACGCTTGTAGTCCTGACGATTGATTCCATTCTTGCTTGTGGGCTTCCATAGTGAAGAGTGGTTTCGATATTCGCCCATGCGGGGGTGTGCTGTCTTCGAGAAATATCGGTATCCATCTACTACAAACATGGTGGCAACTGCATCCGAAATCCTAACTCCCAAGCCTAATCCTTGATAATCAGGAAGCACAACGGTTCGGTGTCCCCGCCATGCATTCTTTATGGTTCCGCTTGGGAAAGGAAGGGCAGAAGCGAATCCAATTGGGATTCCATTCCATGTAGCGATCCAACTTCGTGAAGCCTTATTGATGTTTCCGTCGAGATAGTGATGGTGGCGGAACATTGCCCACGCTTCGTATGAACAAGGTAGGATTTCCAAGATGATGTCGGGTCGCCTTTCCAACCCCCTTGTGGTCATCTTGCCTGTGCTGGTGTCAAAGACCCAGTCAGGCTGCAACCACTCAATGATGTCATAGTGACATGATGCGAAAACCAAACCCTTTAATCCCTTTTCATTCACATACTTGCGAATTGAATTTGCACAAGACTTTGCAACATTGCGATCCACAACCGATGTAAACTCATCAACAACGGCTCCATTCTCCAATCGGCGAGCCATATCTGCACGAAACTTCTCCCCAGTAGAAAGAACTTCATATGAGCGCATCCATGATGGAATAGAATTAAATCCAACAGCACCCAACCGCTCCATAGCATCGGCGGCATCACGGAAATGCGAACAGACTGCTTTGTCGTGTTCCCAACACGGAGAAACTTCCTTACCAAAACGCTTGAGTATTGTGGATTTTCCTGTTCCTGATGGGCCAACAATCAGACCAATGCCAAAATCCTTTGGCAACCTTGGTAAAAAAGGAGGAGTAAATGTACTCACACCATCAAAGGTATAATCAAAAGAAGATGAAAGTGTTTTTACAATGTCATCAACGATAACGGTGCATGAGATTTCCGAATCATTCGCCATATGCTGTACCTCGGGTAAAATAATGCTCTTCACAATGCTTGAATCCAAAGCACTCCTGTGCATATTCAAGAATAATGTTCTTGTCGAAACGATTACAGGAGTAGACATCCAAAGTAATAAAGTGGGTGGGTTCGATGGAATGAATCTGAATTCCGCTTTCAATCAGGGGAACCCACCCACTTACACCAGCCTTTGCTGGATAGAGTTCCTCGCCCTTGTTGTTTGTTGGGCCATGCATAACAACTGGCTGACTCATTCGGGTCATACCAATCTTGTCAACAAGACGCTCAAGAAACCGATAGGTAAGTTCCATATCGTCGGCGGTTCCTGCCTTGCAATCGTACATATCAAGATAATATGAATATCCAAAACTCATTCAAATACTCCTTCTAATGTTTGTGGTACTTCTTCTTTGATTCTTGCTTTGGCTATCTTGATGTACTCAGGGTTCAACTCAGTTCCGATGAAGTTTCTGCGGTTCTCAAGAGCAACAACAGCGGTTGTGCCGCTGCCTGTGAACGGATCGAATACTGTGCCACCTTCGGGGCAACCCGCAAGAATACAGGGAAGTATAAGTTTCTTTGGATATACGGCAAAGTGTGCACCCTTGAAAGGCTTCGTGGTCACCGTCCAGACAGAACGCTTGTTCTTCTTTCCATCCGAAGCCCATACACGATCAGGATCAAGAGCAGGATCTCTTGCTCCCTTTTCCTTTGGTTGTGTAACATTCTTATTTCCTGGCGAGTGTGGTGCACCTACAGCATCTTCTTTAATGCCTTCGTGATCGTAATAGTAGTGAGCCTTCTTTGAAAGCATAAAGATATACTCATGCGCCTTGGTGCAACGATCTGTAACACTTTCGGGCATTGGATTGGGCTTGTGCCAAATGATGTCTTGGCGAAGATACCATCCATCAGCCTGTAGCGCAAAGGCTACACGCCACGGGATGCCAACAAGATCTTTGGGCTTTATTCCGATGGGAGCAGCACCAAGACCTCCTCTTTTATTTACGGTTGGAATGTTATCTCTTCCATCTGATAGATCACTTGCAGGGCGTTTCCCCCACATAGATTCCACGGGATCTTTTCGGGAAAGTGTATTGCTCCAATATGAATCCCCCAAGTTCAACCACACCGTGCCATCATCACGCAGAATGCGACGAACCTCACGAAACACCATCACCATGTTCTCAACATACGCTTCAGGGGTTTTCTCCGCCCCGATCTGATCGTCGTGACCATAGTCCCTCAAGCCCCAATAAGGGGGACTGGTAACACAAGTATGAATGCAGCCGTCAGGAAGCGTAGCCATTCCCTTGATGCAGTCGCCTTGGATGATTTTATGAGTATTCATTGTGTAGAGTATACCATCAGATGATTGTTGTGTCAAGAGTTCATACAGCATTTTGCTTCAAAAAGCAAGTGATCTAAAGTCTCTCTTGAAACATCATATTCATTCTCAAAATGATTTGTTATAGGGGACACATCCATTCCTAATTCAAGATAACCAATATAGTAATTCTTTATCTTGTCATCTGTTTTCACCGAATAAGGAACTCCACGGGGACGACGAAAGCGGTGTGACCACCGAAGAAAAGGTAAACACAGGGTTCTGCCTCCTGCTTTCTTGAATTTTTGATGAATATACCACTCTTCTCCACCAAATCCCCTAAAATTAGGATTAAAACCAACCCATGCTTCCTTGCGGCAGGAAAACAAACCCATTCCTTGCATTGGAATTTCAAATGGCTGTGCATTTGGATCTTTTCCACGCTCATCAACCGACCAAACACCATACATCTGATCGCTCCAACGAGGCTCAAGGTGTGTCCATACATCAGGATGATTTGGTTCTTCGGACAGCAGAGGGCCTTGAAGCAAATCCGTGGTATTCTCGTTGCACTGGTAGTAGATAAGAAGTTTTGTTAGTGCGCCACTCTCTATCAGGACATGGGAATCCATGCACAACACATACGGAGTCTCGGCATTTTCAAAGATCAATTTCTTCACAGTGGTTGCCTGATATTCAGAAAAAGGAATATAGGTTGCACCAATCTGTGCAGCATATTGCTTGGTTTGTTCTCCGTGTCGGCTGTGTGGATTGTTGTCCACAATCAGCAACTTTATGTAAGGCAGCACTTCTTTATGGTACATAAGGATGGATTGTGTAGAAAAGAACACCCCATCAAAATCATCATAACAAGCCATGCCTATGGTGAGTAACCCCTTGTCACGAAAGGGGTTACTTTTTGTTTGACCACAGCAAGGAGATTGTTTGCCACAACAACTCACTGCTTCTGAGTCTTGCCTTTGTTGTATGCAGAGAAAAGAACACAGTAGTTGATGATGTCAATAATAGCATCCTCATAACTTTCATTATCTACCGTTAGTTTTCCTGCACTTGCAAAGGTGGAAAGACGGGACAACTTGTCGGTTAGACGCACAAGAAATCCTGCCTCAGTTGAACAGATTCCCATAGCCTCGCAACGCTCAAAGTTAGCAAACGGGGTTTCTCCGCTATTTCCTGCATAATCATGATTTTTCTTCTTCATCAATTCCAAGCCGGCATTGCATATATGGACATGGTGCTTGAGCAAATCTTCACGATTCATTATAAAACTCCTGTTGATCCAAATCCACCATTGCGGTTACTTTTCCGATGTGGTGCTTCCTGTATATAGGAGAGTGGGGCTTGCTTCCAATTGAAAACTACTTCTGCCTGAGCAATACGATCACCATGTTTTACTACCAATTCCTTGTCGGAATGATTTATCATTGGAACAAAGACCTCTTCCACATAGTCGCTATCCACAATACCAAGTCCGTTTGTCATTGCAAATCCTTTCTTTACCGAAAGACCTGATCGTGAATATATTTTCACATGGTGTTCTTTTTCGATATCAAAGATCATACCTGTAGGAATCAGCACACGGCAGCGTGGTGGTATCCTTATAAAGACATCATTGTTTTCGTCTCTTAAGCAGAGATAGACTACAGGCTCGTTATTTGGATAGAATCCATTTACTGAGGGGCGATCAGCAAGACAGGCTGCCAAATCAAAACAGGCTGCTTCTCCAGTAGCATAAGAAACGGTCGGAACCATTTCATTCATCTTGTATATTCTCAAATCCATTATGTGGTTCCTATTTTAGTAAGTTTCTCCGTCTATGTATTATCATTTATCAAACATCAGTTGCCCCAACAAACTCACCATCAGTAATTGATTTTGCAAACAGATATCCAGATTTTACCTCATTCATTCCCGCAGCATCAATGACAGCAGGAGCAAACCACACATCAAAATCAACCACGGGAATGGTTCTTTCATCAAGAGGAATCTTGTTATCTAATCTGGCTTGTTCAGATACATATCCATCCAAAATAACTGTACCTGTCTTGGCTGTATGATTCAGACTCAAAGTACGAATCTTCCAATACTGCGAATAGGTTCCTGTTGGGTGCTGTATAATTTGTTGTAGTGCCATTAGGTTGACTCCAA